TAAGTATAAGATTTTAAATGCTCAATGAAGAAAACTTATATCAAAATTCTTTGAAGAATAATGATTTTAGTCTTTCCTTCGATTGATACATCTAAATACCTTCGTCCATTATTTAAGGTAATTTTTAAATTACTTAAGAATAATGGAACTGTCTATACTATAAAATATCTGAAAAGAGTGAGACTTCATTGTACAAGGTACATATGTGGTCATCCTCTTTTCATTAATGATATGATGATAGGAATAGACAAAGAAGGTTGACCAAAAGTTTTCTCCTTCTTGAAACCACTTGTAGATGGTAATTTGGAATCACTCAAATACTTGTTTACAATCTTAAACTTCACACGAAGTTGAGATTTAACAGGTAAGGAGTGATCCAAAATCAAACCTGATTACGATAGTATAACTAATGAGTCAAAAATGACTCACATTATACCATCAGGTGTAATCAATAAGTTTGTTCAAGAATATAGATTAAAATCTACTCATCCTGAGTTTGATAAGTTGAAAGATGTATATCTTTCAACAAAAGCTGGTCCAAATGGACCAGCAACATTATCAGCTCAGCAAGATTTGTTAAATTTTGACTATCCAATGATGGATAGATTATTCAAAATTACAACAAATGATGGGATAGATTTCTTTTCTAAAAATTATTCGGAAGCCTTTAATAAAATGATCAAACCCTCAAAGTTAAGAACTTTAGGGAAGATTTCATTTGTTAAAGATCCGGAGTGTAAGTTAAGAATAATTGCGATTAGTGATTACTTCTCACAATTATATCTTAAACCTATACATAATAAGATAATGAATAAACTTCAAAATCTTCCATGTGATAGAACTTACACTCAATCTCCATTTAATAAATGAGAGATTAATAATGAGAACTTCTGATCCTTGGACTTAAGTTCAGCAACTGATAGATTTCCTGTAGAATTACAGAAAAGGCTAATGGCTAGAATCTTTGATATGAAACTAGCTCAAGCCTGACAATCTATCCTTCAAGAAAGAGTTTTTAGTACTCCAGAAGGTTACCAGTTAAAATATTCAACTGGACAACCCATGGGTACTTACTCTTCTTGAAGTGTTTTCACCTTGACTCACCATTTAGTTGTGTACTATTGTGCACAACTCTGTGGTTACAAGAACTTTGACCAATATATAATTCTTGGAGATGACATTGTCATAAAAAATGACAAGGTCGCCAAGAAATATATTAATATAATCAAAGGTCTTGGAGTTGAATTATCTTTGCAAAAAACACATGTATCATCAAATACATATGAATTTGCAAAAAGATGAATTCAAGAGAGTCATAACCGTGAGATAACTGGACTACCACTTGGAGGTATCCTTAGAAATATAAATAATCCA